GCTACTTCTGGTAGCTTAGAAACAAACTGACGTTCAACACTGAAGCCTACACCAGTGCCGTTCATGAGAATGTATAAGACCTCATCGAAAGCTTGAACACGATCAATGGCAACATAAGAACAGTTGTACCCTGCTATATTCTCTCGCTTGAGTGCATCACCTGCTGACATCAGGCAACGCATAGAAGGCATTACCTTTAAAGATAATACAGCTTCTTCTAATTCTTTTATTGTATTAGCAGTAGATTAAAATCATGTAAGTCTTTGACGTGTTCTTTAAAGAAAGTAAAGTATCTTCCGACTGTTTCAGGCCAAGTCTCCCTTCTCTCTTCATCATATAACCAACGAGAATATCTTGATAGGTGAATAAATTCTTGGTAAAGCGTTGGTAAGTAGTTGTTAGGCATAATCCTCTCCTTATTTATAATATAGTTCTAGTATTAGTTGAGCGTAGTGTATAGCTTTTTCGATATCTTTTTTACCTTCTCCTTTTGTTCTATGTCTAGTTACATATTTAATTACATTACCTTCAAAGTAATCTAATTCATTAGCATGTATGTACTCGACGGGTTGTATCTTACAATCTTTATAATGATCTCCTCCTATTTGTTTATCAAGTATATCTTCTTCTTTTAGTTTATCTAAATATACATTAGATGCTTTATTAACTTCAGCTACTACTCGTTCTCTATCTTCTTTCATCCTTCTCAAGATATAATTATCTCTTGATTCATGTGTAAATTCATGATCACTTTGTAAGTCTGACATCTAACTATCATTAGCTCCTTTCCATATGAGATTTAATTTACTTCTAGCTTCATCTCCATCACCTGAATTAATAACATAAGCTGCAAACTCTCTGACCATTGAAGGTCTAAGACCAGCATGATCACAGATAAATTCAAAGTCTTCACATGTTACACCTATTGATGCAAAAAACCAAGCCTTTGCTTGTTTCCTAATAGATGTTATACTTGTTCTTTCCTCTTCAACTTTAGGTTCAGTGGCATCAAGTAATGCTTGATATATAACTGATAAGAATAAAGTATTCTCTGAATTTGTAAAAGCTTTTGATTGTAATTGTAGTATATTATTTAAATCTTGTAGGTTCATTCTCAAACTCTTGTACTGGCCTATAGAACTTACCACCAACATAGTTATTATAGTATGCTGGTTCGTCAGTACCTTCCAAGGTAGAAGACAAAACATTATACTTCATCTGGTAGTATAGCTCGTAGTATTTCAGGCTTCTTTTATTTTTAAACTCTGNTATTATNTCAAACTTAAAACTTCTTTTACCTAGTTTNTTAATATCTTCCAATAGCAACTTAGAAGAACCCATGTAGATAACCCAATTGGATTCCCTCTTGGTTGCCTTGGAACTACCCTTCTTTCTCTTCACCGGATGCCAATACTGTTTACAGCCCACATAAGCCTTACCTGTCTTCTTGTTTGTAATAAGATAAACAAACCCAAAATGACTATTAGGGTCAGGCTTCTTGTAGTACTTCCAGTGCATACTTAATTAATTATTTCCTCAACGTCAGGTATCTTCGCAACTTGTACCAAGTATCTATTACCATTTGAATACTTAAAAGTCCTAATACCTTTACCTTGATTAGCATCAGCCCAACATAAAGTTTTATGTCTACAATAAACACAACCAACAGGAAGCTTATAATTACCAGACCTCCCATCAGGTATAGGATCATAACACCGATTAGGTATATTGTTTCTGTCCACAATGTTTTTAAGAAACGTAACCCTTTTGCTCGCATTAACCATCTCCATTGAATGAACAGGTGTTAAGCAAATCTTACCAGTAGATTTATCTATAACAAGAAAAGCTGCTTTATCTATGTCATTAGCTTGTGCATAAGCAGATATCTGTGCTATATAACCAAAGGGATCGTCTTCGGCTATTGTATTAGATTCAAACTTTTTAAAACTAAATCCTGAAGCAGACTTGCAATCAACCAAAACCCCATCAATAATTGCATCCTGATGACCTAGTACTCCTTCTACTGATACTTCTTTCTGTTGTGCTTCTACAGTATGACCAGCAACTTCAGCACAAAGTAAAAGTAATTCTTCTAATATATAACCATAAAGAAATTTAATTCGTGTGCTTGGTGGTAAACTTTCTTCTGTTGCTTCTGTATTAACATCATACCATATCTGCCTATCGGGTTTACCTATTGCAGATAATCTTAGATTACCGCTGTCTCTTGGTTTGCTATACATAAATTCTTTGATATGAACTTTAAGCATATCTCCAAACTTATCTATAAGTTCATCTACTTCTTTCTCATCCCTCTCTATAGGAGTAAGATTAAAAAGATCATAGATATCTTCTACTAATGTTTCAATTTGTTTCATATTAAAATGAGGGTGCTACCCGTCAAGAAATAGCACCCTCATCCTTACCTAGTTACCAAATGGGATATCATCTGATGCAAATTGTTCTGCGGCTTCATTAACATAGCCTCCTTCAACAACATCAAATCCTTTATCCCCGTACTCAACTAACTCAACTACTTGAACTGCTGCAAGGTCAGCCGACTTACCTGACTTACCTGCATAGTTCCACTCAAAGGGAAGTGCCTTTACCGTTACTACACTACCATTCCCAATAAGTTTCTTATCCCAAGGATTATTTTGGGAATCCACTACCGTAGGTGCTTGACGAGGGCCATTCTTACCCTGCACCTTACGTTTGAACGTGACAAACTCACCACGATCATCATCTTTATTACGTATTGTTAGCCCTGCTTCTTCGACTAAAGCTTTACTTTCTTTATCAAGGCAAAGATCAACTTGCCAAGCTGGTTCAAACGTACTATTAGGTTCAATAACTGAGGCCCAATAGCATTTACCAGTTAGATATAGAGGTTGAATAGGCATATTAAAAGTATCCTTTGTGTTTAGTGCCACACCATCGTGGCTGTTGATATTCATCTACTACTTCAACACAACTAGTATATACTATCTAATTGATGTTGTCAACGTCTTTTTTCATAATCTTCTAAATAATTTAATGCCCTCCTTACATAGTTAATATTATCTTCAAAAAAACCTAATGCTGAATTACACTTATTACATATCCAGCCTTTAAAAGCTCCTGTTTTATGGTCGTGATCTAAAACAAATGGAGATGTTTTTCCGTTTGTTTCTGGAATAATTTGTTCAGGTACTTTAAAACAAATTGGACACTTATAATTTTTATCAGGATAGGCATGTGTTTTTTTTAACTCAGCTACTTGGTTCATTTTTTTTCGTTCACATTTTTTACATATATTCATTCTTACATGGTTGTTTTTAAGATCTCTTCTCCCTAAAGTTATAAAACTTTCAAGAGCTTTTTCTTGCTTACATTTAATACAAATCTTAGTACCTTTAGATTTATCAATAGATTTAATAGTATCAAAAAACTCTAATTGTTTTTCTATTAATGTGTCTCGGCCCATGTTTTTCCCACCTTATAATCACAGTCTAATTCACACTTCATCTTCAGTGTCTTTGTTGTCTGTGTCATTGCCTCCTTTGTTAGTTTACAAAATCTTTCTATGTCAGGTATGGCTACCTCAAACTGGTATTCATCATGTATTGAGGCAACCAATCTGACATTTAACTTAGCTTTAATAACTCGCTCCATAATGTGAACAAGCCATTGTTTACATACTATAGCACCAGCACCTTGAAGTAAAGTATTAAGTGCAGCATGTTCTGATCTAATGTGTAATAGTCTACCATCTAGGGCCGGAACCGTACCTTTAGATGACCACATAGCTACTTGCTCTCGCAGACGTTTAAGTGCTGGCATATTATTTAAGAACTTATTTATTAGTTGCTGTCCTTTCTTGGGACCACCACCAACTACTTTGCCAATCTTAGTTGCTCCTGCACCGTAGAGAAAAGCATAGATAAAAGTCTTGGCTTGATCTCTTGTATCTAATCCTGCTGCCTCTTGATTAGCTGTATGTACATCACCTGTCAATACAATATTAGTATATTCAGGATCATTCATGTAGTGTGCCAAGCATCTTAGTTCAAGACCACTGGCATCCACACCTACCAAGCGATATTTAGAAACATCATCAACCGTCCAGAGTCCNCGACATTCTCTGCCGTAAGGACTATAGATAGCGGGAACTTGTGCCATATTAGGTACTGCATGTGCCATTCTTCCAGTTATAGTACGAAGTGTCATTACTTTACCTCGTACACGATTATCTTCTTCGCAAGCCATGATCCATGACTTTATTAATCCAGTACGTTTTTGCAATAAAAAGTACCTGCTAAACATTTTAGCTTCGGGCATATCAATAGTTGATAGTACTGCTTCATTAACAATAACATTACCTTTATCAGTAAACTGTTTAGGTTCCCATCCACGTTTCATAAGTCTATCAGCTATCTGTTGGCGACTACCTATATTGAATGGTATTTCTTTGGTCTTTGTTTTTAACTCTACTATAGTTGGTTCAAATTCTTCTTGAGCTTTCTTTTCTAATTCATTTAGCTCGTCTTGTAACTGTGCTTGCAGAATCATGGCTTCTCGCAATTTGAAAGAGAAGCCATTATTCTGCTGTTTATCAATGATCGCCCTAACTTTACATTCTAATTCATAGGACTTGTTGTTAAATTCTTTTCCTTCCTTTTCCAATACAAGCGCAACCCTCCTAGTAAGTTCCGTATCACGCTTACAATACTCAAGCATGTCTTCACTGTATTCTTTGAAGTCATTGAACTCTCCTTTATTATATTTTAAATTTTTACCCCATGCCTCAAGCGAATGACCTCCATCCCTTATGGGATTATATAATTGAGATTCAATTAAGGTGTCTCGTATTTGATTTAGTTTAATGTTACATTTAAGTAAACGATTTAGGACAGGAGCATCAAAGCTGATACCATTGTGCATAATAAAAGTATCAATCTGCTGCGACCAACTAGCAAACTCTGAACACTCCTGTCCTACCCACGCCTTAACTTTATTTGTTTCATAACTCCTTGCTACAATACAATGTATCTTTGTTGCATTTAAACTATCTGTTTCAATATCAACTATAGCTGTTGTCATTATGCTTCTATGAGACAGGCATCCTCCACATTGATATGAAAGAACTTCTCACCCTTCTTAATGTTTCTATTAGATACTTCTTTGACTTCACATTCAAGTAAAATATTTGCATCAATGTGCCATGCTTGCTTACAATCATTTCGCCACACTATAAATGTAAACAAAGCATCAGGATATTTATCTTTCCATTTAGTTAAAAGTTTTTTCTTACGATAAGGTATTCGTATTTCTTTCCAACTAGGATTCCATGTTCCCTTCCAAGCATACTTTATTTCTACTTCATAAAGATGGTGTGTGTTTTCTGATGCTTTACAGATAATATCAAAATCTTTTCTTTCAGTCGTATCAATTGTAGTGTAATTCATATCTTTAATATATTTTAAAGTAGCAGCTTTTGCATCTCTGTCTGCTATCTCGTAAAGAGTTCTATCAAAAACTTTACGTGAGCCTATTTCATTCATTAGTTATCTCCTATCCTATAGTAAATCCAGTTGCTTTTAAATATACCAATATTAAAACAGCTACTACAATACCAAGACATACTATATATCCAGTTAAAGGGTTGTTAAACATTAGTTATCTCCTTCAAAAGGATTATTAACTTCACTCATTCTACCAGTATCCTTATTGTAATGCAAGTAACAAGCCACACCTGTGTCACCAGTGTACCTATTCTTTAGAATACGTATAGTAGTGGTGTTAGCAGCTTGCTCATCGTCAGCTTGTTGATTACGTTCCAAAGCTATGACTGCATCAGAGAGATGTGCAATAGAAGCAGAGCCACGTAGATGTGAGAGAGATACCTCACGCCCATCTTCATGACCACGATCACCTGCTGGCCTACGTAGATGGCTTACAAGCAAGAGAGAAATACCTGTTTCTTCTACAAGAGAACGTAACTTAGTCATAAGAATATCAATAGACTTACGTTCATCACCATTATCTTCTTGACCTGATACTAAGATACTCAGGTGGTCTAGGATAATCCACTTACATCCAAGCCCTCGTGCCATGTAACGAACACGAGATAATATTTCATCATTAGATATAGAACCAAAGTGATCAAAGGCAAAGAACCTTTTAGTTCCTATTGTTTTGTTTTGCCATTCACGTAACTGTTCAGGTGTAAACTGATCACGTACTTCTTTAATATACAATCGAGCATTGGCTTCGACTGACATAATATTAAATGCAGTATTACGTACACTCTCTTCCATTGCTAAAACACCAATGTTGTTTGATGTTTCTGTCATAAGGTGGTGCATAAGCTCACGCATGATACTGGACTTACCCATGCCAGCACCGCTAGTAAAAGTAACTAACTCACCAGTACGCATACCATAAGTCTTTTCATTGAGACCTTCCCAAGGATAAAGACAAGTATCACAATAGTTTTCTTCGTATAAACTATCACCTAACTCATGTAGATTAATTATACCAGCAGGTGTAAATGGTTTAGCAGCCCACCATTTTTCCATAAACTCTTTTGACTTACCAGCCAAGAGATAATCATTAGCATCTTTAAGATCCATTGACATGATCTTACATTTGTTTGGCTCAAAGAGTTGAACAAGTTCCTGTGCTGCTTTCTTACCTGCTTGATCATTATCAAAGCACAATACTATATTATCAAACTGATCTAAGTATTCAAACGATTGCTTGCAATTAGCAACAGCAGATGCAGCCCCATTCTTTAAAGACACACACGGCCATTTTGATCCCATCATTTGATAGGCACTCATGGCATCTATCTCGCCCTCNCATACAGTTATATACTTACCCTTCTGAGTAAATACATTTTCTCCAAACAGNCCTGCTTTTGACAGCCCACCTTCAGACCAAAACTTTTTATCTTTAACACCACGAATTTTATTACCAATGTGAGTACCATTTCGATCAAAGTATTTATAACAGTGATGTGTAACCTGACCTAAGTTACCTCTCTTAATCATGGTGCCATATAATTTAGCAGTTGCTACATCAATTTTTCTATCAGATATTTCAGTATAAACACATTGTTTACTGGAGTCTGTATCTCTAGGATCGCTTGCTTTTCCTCCTACTTCAGAGGCAATTCGAACAGTGGTGGTCATGTTACTTACTTCCTTTGCTGGTTTAAAAGTATTACAACTAAAACAATAGGTATGTCCATCAGGATAGTGGTGGTTAGCATCTGAAGAATTGCACTCAGGACATGGACCTTTTTTGCCTGACTCTTGTAGACGCATTTGATTTTCCTTTTCTAATTGAGTATAAAGATGTATTTGATTTTAACATGTAACATAAATTATCTCTTTGTTCAAGAGATTCCTTTGCTTCATGCTTAGTTCTAAACTTCTCAATAACTTTGTCTTCATAGGAGAGTATCCACATGATGATTAAATCTCCCGAATCATTGGGGGTTCGGGAGATTTATTCATCTTCAAAAGTTTCTCTCCATATGTTACTAACAAAGTCTTCTTTATCTTCCATAACTTCATTGATCTCAATCTTTGCTAACTGTTTAGCTTCTTTATTATCATAACCTTCTTCTTTGTACTGACGCAAAAGGTTTTTAAATAAAGATGATCTTTCTTTTTGCCAGAAATTTTTACTCATCTTCACACATATCTTCTACAAACTTTTCAACATCATTATAATCTGTAGGTTCATATCCATTATCTAACATCATATACCATAGGTCAGCAGAATAACCAAGAGATTTTCTTCTTGTTTCTTGTCTTTGTTTCCAATGTTTATAAAAATTAATTATCTCTGCCGTCATTTAGTTCAGCCCACAAATTACCTGTACCTTTTTCTTGTCGTGCTATAGATAATTCCTTTCTTAATTGCTTAATGGTTTCATTGGATTGTTTTAATTGTATTTTTAATTTACTAATGTTACTATGTAACTGAGAAACAAAACCATTATAATCTTCAGTGTAATCTGTCAATTCTAATTTCTCCTTCATCAGTACCAGCAGGTAACTCCATTCCAAGATCACCTAAAAATTTAATAGCTTCTGTTTTTGTAGGAAACTTTATAGGAACTCCTTTAGGTGTAGTTAGTATATCAAAACAATCAAAGTCATCTAGCTCTTCATGTAATTCTTTTATTATATCTTGAACTATGACAAACATTTTAATACTCCTTATAAAATAAATGTTTACCTATTCTAGTTATTCTTTTCATTTTAGTAGACCAACTAGGTTGGACATAAAAAGCATGGTAATGTGTTGCTTCATTAAGTAAAGATATAGATGCTCCACCTAATACTAAGTTAGCTGCATTAACAGCTTCATCATACGCATTATAGTTATACATCTTTTCTGTCTTACCATCGCACCAATAACTGAAGGCACATTTATTTTTTACTGGATTACCTTTCCAATACTTACCAGATTGTACTACACCACATATAGTATTAGGAAATGATTTGCTTCTAAGTCTTTGTAATATAACACTTCCTACTGCTAATTGTCCTATAAAACTTTCACCTCTTGCTTCAAAGTAAATAGCTTGTACTAAACAAAGTTCTTCTTTGTTAAGATTAAATTGATCAGGAACAGAAAGAGGTTTTGCAATTACAGAATTACTTATTAATAATAGTATTAGTACTATTGATTTAAACATTAAACAAACCTACGCTTATTAATAAACTTACTTAAATCTTTCTGAGTGTAAGCTATTTCTTTTTCAATAGCTGTTCGTATGGAAACTAAACATTGCAATCTTTCTGAGAAATCTAAAGAGTTGTAATCTTCTTTCATGATTAACGTAGGGTTGCCACTTTGTTTTGATACTTCCATTATAACAGACATTAATTTTTCCCTTCTAAGTTATCTAAATTAAATACTTTACCAAAGTCATCTTTCAATGGAGTATCAAATAGATCAAGAGTCTTATCAATTCCACCTACTATTTCTCTTTCAATATCATTAAGAGATAATTCAGACCAATAAATTTCTAATGCTTTGGTATCACGTCGAGCATTAAACATATGATATTCACCAGCAGGAACTATAGCTACATCTTCATTGTATAGAACTGTAACATCAACTAAGTTATAATCTTTCCATCGGTGTATTTCAAGCTCACCTTCCTCTACATAGAACGCATTAATCTTTGATTGATGTTTATGCTTAGAACAATAACCACCAGTATTAACAAAGATACTATGCAGTTCTAATTGAGGACGTTGGATAAGAGGTATTGTTGTACCCCATACTTTTCCTTCTACTATACTCATTCTTCTGCCTCTTGATCTTCAAGTCCATTTAGAAAACTATTTATATCAGACAATTTAATATCAGTCAAATCATTAACTTTTAATCCAGAAAAAGAACAGACTGACACTACATAATTTGCCAATGATTCAGGTATATCATCGTGAGATTTAAAATTAAATGTATTCATTGTCTTCATCCTTATATTATAGCACATAATATACTACACTGCAACTTAATCTTGTATTATTTTTAATACAAGATCAAGTGCAATGGCAAACAATATTAACTCAAGCATTAATTAATTTCATATTGTCTGTTTCAAGATGTTTCCAAGCATCAGATATTAACATCTTACGTACTGCTTCCTCACGATTAACTCTTTTGTTATGGTGTTTACTTTCTCTTTTACCATCATCAACATGAGTAGACCATGCAGTTGCAGCTTGATATGCAGTCCACAAAGAACCTTTCATTTGTGTACCATACTTTTCATATAGTCCTCTGCCATGTACATGTTGATTTTCTCTATCAAAGATCTTCATAAGGTTAGATAATACAACTTTATTACCTACATTCTTACGCTTAACATTATCAAATCGTTTAGCTAATGTATTAGTAAACAAAGATATAGCTTTATCTCTACTGATCTCAGTATTATACCATTGTTTCATTTCATTTAGTCCATCACCTGCTATATAATCAGATGCTGCTTTTATCTTTGCACCAAAAGAAATAGGACTAAAGTTCTTAGTATGTCTACCATATACATANGCTAACTTATTACCATTGACTAGAGTATTAAAACAAAATTGTCTGAACAAACCCATCATACCATTGTTTGCCCATGTTCTGTTATGACTTGTACGAAAGACAAACTGTGGCACAACTAAACCTTTACCATCTATACTTTGTGCATGTGCAGGAAACGTAGCAATTAATTCCATTTTATTTCCACGATCATACACATTAGTTTTAAAATTTGCATCAGTAAGATCAAGCCCAGCTAAGTTTAAAGCTTCTTCAATCTGATCTACAATCGTAAGATATTGTACAGGTTCATAGCTCTCGGTAACAACAGACATCAACTCTTTAGTATCTTTACGTCGAAGACCCATACCAATATCAGGATTCATTTCTTCATTATAAAGTACATGTTCAGGAGTTTCATTTACATACTCTAAAGGAAACTTTTCAACTTCAAAATTTAATACATCACGATTAAACATTGTATTACTCCTCTGGACATTCTTGATTAATAATTCTAACGGGATTGTCATTACTATAAAAACAAGTCAGGGTTATTTCTTCTCCTTTATCAGATATAATTGAAACATCTACCCATTTACTTCCTTTATTAATATACTGATCTTTTGTAAGAACAATATCTTTTACATTATGTACAGTCATTTCCATGTTCAAAATCCATAGTTGATTTAACCAATTGTATACTTATTGTATTAGAGTAGTCAAGCTTTACCTCACTTTCAGTTTCATATTGCCATGTTTGTTCATAGTATTCACGAGCGCCAGTCCCTTCACATTCATAACACTTATCAGGTGCAGTATTATAATGGTAATGTCTACCTTGTCCATTACAATCTTCACATTCTTTCACAATAACCCAAGTCATTTATATGTATCCCTTGTTACTATTATTTCCCATGACAGTTGAAATTTATCATGATTAAAATCTTCCATACCTTCTAATCTTTTTAATACTATTTCACCTATAGTTAATTGTTCATCATCGTTAAAACATTCTTGGATTAATGGTAGTTGTGCTAACATATTAATCTCCTTCTTCATACTTAGCTAATGCCATATCAGTTGCTGCATGTTCAGCTTCACCTTTGCTCATACCATTTGCTACTAATTCCTCATAAGCTTCTTCCCAATAACGCATTAATATTTCTTCATTCCACATGTTAGACATATTAATTTCCTTTTCATAGCTGCATGATCCCCGAATCAGTGAAGCTTCGGGGATCATGTAGGTTATCAGTACTCGTACCAAACATCTGAGATATTAAAGTTACAATCACGAATTAGATCTTCCATTTCATATAAACAATTACAGTATGTAAGCATATTAATTAACGACTCTTGAGAATGCTTATCATTAATAGTAATGATTACTTTAATGCCATCTAAAACTTTCGTAATTTCCATAATGAACTCCTTTACATACACCCGGCACACTGCCGAATGATATATATTCATTTGGCACATCGCCAAACGATCTGTAAAAGATTTCATTATGTACAATTTTTAATTTCATATTAATTCCTTTCCCATTTTACTTTACTCATACCAAGTGTAAGCCTTGATGGTTCTTCTTCATTAGTAGAAGAACCTACTATAGTACATAGTGATTTACTATATACTATTTCATAAGGCTCACCATAATCATCGAAGTATGATTCTAATATTATATCATTGATTGCTTTCTGTTTAGCAGCATAGCTATAAGTTAGTATCCAACCTTCTTTCTCTGTCATCATATCAAGAATCNTCTATCTGATACATNTGTTGTTCAATGTCAACACGAAANCGTAATTCATTAAACACATGAGGATACTTACATAANTTCTTAATAAACTTATCATAACTAAAACACTTAGACTTCCTAGTAGCATTCATTAATACTTCTTGAAATAATTGTCTTCTTGCTGTACTTATTTTCATTGGTGGATTATGTGCAGCACGATAAACTTCTTCAAACATAGGAAGATATTTATCTAATCTCCTTTTAATCTTATTATTAAATTCAAGTTTACCGTCTTTAAACTTTTTATTACCACCATTTTCTCCATCTCTTCTATAGTTTCCTTTACCTCTACAAGTTGATCTAGTATTATTCCATATCATTAATAGAATACTATCAGTAGTATACTTACCATAACAAGACTTATATTCCAAGTACTTATTATATACTTCAGAAGTTTCAGGAACTCCAGCCCAATAATTTGCATAGTTATTGAGTGTCCAGTTTTTCATTTGAGTATTAAGTTTAATCATAAGATGTGGATTAGTTGATTGATCTATGATAACATATCTATCTTCATCTGCTAAGATAGCAGCTTCATTTCTATGTTGACCATCTATAATTTTATAATGGATAACACCATCTTCATCTACTTCACGTACTATGATAGGATTAATAGATAATAGATTACATTCTTTTAAAGAGGCTTCTAACTCTTTAACTTTCTTTTGACTTACATCTCTGTTATTAATATAATATTTAAGCTCCATATCTTTTGGAACTCTGTAAATTTTATTTACTTCTACAAGTCGGTCAGACATATCAATCTCCTTTAACTACATGATTAGGTTGGAATGCACAAGATTGGTGCGCCCACTGGCGCATTACTTCTTTATACTTTTCATCATCATCAAAGTCAGATAACATAAAGTCTCTGAACTCTTTATCATATCCTTCATTAGAACAGAACAGTTTAGTATGCACAGTCATTTCATTCACCATAAAAAAAGAGTGAGTACCCGAAGGTACCCACTCATAGTTTACATCAACAACAGGGAGCGTGGTTGATTAGAAAGGAGCTTCAAAACTAGAAGCTGCAGCTTTTTCAGCTACATCTTTAGGAGTAAACTTTGGTTTTACAAAGTTATTATTGTTGTTATTACCAACAACAATAAGTTTTTCCATATCTTTCAATAGAAAATCATCAGGTAAACTCCTGATACCTTCGGTCATCAGACATTCATGTCCTACCTTAAAGTCTGTACCTTTAACGTAGTACACTTTTACAATGGCACAACCTCTTTCCACTGCATCAGCATAGTTCTTTTGCATAAC